AAAGGCGAAGACATAGAAATTGAACTATCACCCTCTGGAAACCAAGAACGTAAACCTTTTGAAGTGTGTCTTCTGTTTCCGTGATAACCTCCTCTTGAAACTGAAACAAGGCGCTCATTAAGAACACACTCTATTTCAATTCCTGTTTGTATTGTATTACTCATCAGTTACTCCTAACTGATAGGTTACAGTCATTTTCATTGCTTTGTATTTATCCACAACTTCTACAAACTTTCTTACTTGGTGTTTGAAGTCGGTAATTACTTCTTCCATTTTCGAGGCATCTACAAACGGAAGTTTAGCTTTTCCTTTTTCTACTAAATCAACCAAAAACAGATAATCTCTGCTTGGATTTGAACTAAGTGCTGAGTAAACCCAACGCTTTGCCTTATATCTTTTCAAATCCTTTTGCTCATTGTTGGAATCACTGTTATAGCTGTAGTTGTTTAATTGGTGTGTAAACTCTACTTCTTCCTTTACTGCTATACTTCCCAACAAATCTTGTAAGTCCTTAGATACTTCAAGTTCTAAGAAGATTTTGTCATCTTCTTTGCTGTCAAATTTAGTTAACAATTGGACTTGATAGTTTCCAATTTGTTTAGTTTCTGTTGTTTCAGAAGCCATATTTCATAGCTCCTGATGTTTCTACGCAATACCTTTCTGACAATTCAAAAACCCCATAATCTTTCATTATTGCCATTATTTTATTTTGTGGCAATCCAGAAAGTTCTTCCACGGTTTTTGTGTCCCACATATTTGTGGCTCCACTCAATCTTACACTTTCGTAGGATTCGAAGTCCTCCTTTGTTACTTCATTTTTTGTAAGGTTTTCACTTACTTCCCTTGCGGGTTTAGGTTGGTTTTTTTTATTTTCCATCTTTTGTGTTGTTATAGAAAGTTTTTTTTATCTTTCTACTACATTATAATGTATACAAACATCTTTATAAATGTTTCTATTGATTTAAATTCTTAAATTAAATCAATATTCTTTAATTCTTTAGAAGCTATATACATTAATTCGTTCATATCTTCATTTAATCTGAATGCCCAAAATCTTGCTATCTCTTGTGTCTCTAAAAAATCTGCTCCTTCCATAATCTTTCTTTTAATAATTTCGATTGCATCTTTTCGCTTATTTTCCCTTAATTTTTTTGTCGATTCAAAAGCATTTATTTTCTTAATTGAATCATCTTCTTCCTTTTTTAATTCCTTTAATGAATTTTCTAATACTTCTCTCCTATTTCTTACTTCCTCTAATTGCTTTAGTGGGTTCTGTTGAAGATAATAATTTCTTACTACAAATCCTATAAACTCTGACTGAGACATCTGATTGGCTAAAGCGAGATTTTTAATTAGTTCTGCTTCTTTTTTATCTAAATAATATAATTTATTTATTCCGTCTTTAGTTTTTGTTCGTGGCATTTATTAATTCTCTTTTTAATAATAGATTTATTAAACCGCTTAGTGTTCTTCCTGTATCTATACAATACTTTCTGGCTTCTTTATGCAGTTCTATTTCTACTGTCAAAGAGATTGTTTTTCTGTTTCCCATATTCTATTGAAACTATTGCCTTTTATATATCTATCTATTTAGAATTATTTATTTTTATTTACTTTTTTCATAATAATAATAATAATTATAAGTTATATATATTATATAATAAGTTATATAAGTTATATAGTTAATAAATATTTAAGTTTTCTCGTAAATTATCTTTCCAAAGGTTTTTCGGACATATCCTTTGAGTAATCTGTGACAACTATGACAGACAATAAGAGTTTTACCATTATTCTCTACTTCATAGAGATTTTCAAACTTCTTTTTGCATTGTTCACAAATCATTTTCTTTTGTAGGTTATTTTTATACATAGGCGAATATAATATTTAAAGTTTGTTATATTTTCATTTCTTGAAGGTTTTCTTTTTCCCACCAAAATATTCATATCCGTGTCCTTCTTTGATTAATACAGTATTCAGACATTTCTTATCTATGAATATGCTTCCGAGCAATCTTCCAAACTTTCCTACTCCGTGAGACCTTACTGTGAACTTTCCTTCTTTTAAGAAATCCTTTGTAAATTGTTTAGCTATTAATCC